TTGTGAGATTGAATTACAAAGAAAACCTAGTGGCGGATCTTTTTCACAAGTTGCAGGTTCTACTGCGATAACATACAATCGTACATCAAGCAGAGGAGAGCAAACATCTTCTATTGATATTTTATATAACGTTACATCTGGAGATACCTATAGAGTAGTTGTAAAAAGACAAGGTGGCACAGATACTATAGTTGTTCAAGGTGGTGCATCAAGATTTAATATATCAAGTGTTGGAGCAAACCCAACTGTTGCAACTACTGCTTTAGATGATATTACAGCTGGTGATGCAGCAGTAAACTTAACTACCACTTCTGGTAATATTACAATAGATGCACAAGGTAGTGATACAGATATTATTTTTAAGGGTACTGATGGCTCTTCTGATATAACCGCACTTACACTTGATATGTCTGATGCAGGAGCAGCGACATTTAATGATAAGATAACAGCGGTAGGAACATCTGTATTTACAAATCTTGATATATCTGGAGATGTAGATATAGACGGAACTCTTGAAACAGACGCATTATCCATAGCATCAACGACAGTAACAGCCACCGCAACAGAACTTAACTATGTTGATGTAACAACATTAGGAACAGTACAAGCAAGTAAAGCAGTAACAGCAGATGCTAATGGTGATGTTTTATTTCCTGATAGTGACAGAGCATTATTTGGAAATAGTAGTGATGGTGAGATTAAACACACTGGATCTAATTTCCAAATGCAATGTGCTACTGGAGATTTACAACTTTCAAATTTTGCTAATGATAAAGATGTAGACATTAGAACAGATGATGGAAGTGGCAGTACAGCACTTTATTTTAAAGCAGATGGTTCAACTGGTGAAGCACTTCTATATCATTATGGAACAGAAAAGTTTAAGACCACATCTGATGGTGCAACAGTTACTGGTGATTTAACAGTTACATCTACGGCAGATGGTGGTCCAAACCTTAACATTAAATCAAATG